TTTGCGCCCCTCTTTTTCCGCCTTGTACAGACGCCACTCTTCGCGCGTCCAAAGGCGATAGCGACTCTCGATTTCGCCTGAAGAGGCGATAGGGTCTTCATCATCCCGCACTTCTTCGTGGATCAAAATCCACAGCAGCTCACCTCGCTCGTCAAACGCCATATCCAATGCGTTTTGCGGCGAGACGATATACGAATAAATCGAACCAGCGTCTTTCTTCTCGTCCGCCTTACTGGTGGACTCGCTGCTCTTGGATGAGTCGACCACAACCCAGATACGACCGTAGATGCTGGACTTGTCTGAAATCTGGCGTGCGTATTGAGCGATATTGGCACCGCCGAGCGTTGCGTGTTTCCAGAACTCGATTACCGCATCAGAGGCGTTTGCTTCAGCCCGCTCAACGCGAGCCTTGAACAAATACTTGCTGACCAGATCAACAACCTCACGCGAGTGGTTGAACCGAAATGCGCGATCAACGCGATCTCCGAATTCTTTCTCGCCCTCTTTGAGGTACTGGAAGATATTATCGGCAAACCAATCACGCCCGCCTGCATAGCAAGAGGTCAAAAATTTCCAGTGCGCAATCTTCCCCTCGTATTCGGGGTGACGGCGCTCAATGAATTTTTTGAGAAGTTTGTCGTCGTCCATAGCAGTGTTCGCCAATATTTCGTGGATTATAAGTCAACGCTGACTTATCTTCAACCCTAAATCGAAATGCCTCTCAAATCCAACTTGCGCATCGGATATTCATACTGAATGCAATAGCCCCCGGCATCTCCACTATGCTCGATGTTCGCCGCTTTATCGAGATCGCGCGACCCAGGTTTGTAGATGGTCTGCTCCAGCGACTCGATGAAATTCCGACACCTGCGATCTACCTTGAGATGAATCTTCCCATCTGCTGACATCAGCATTCTGTTCACCGCATTGACGCGATCCGCTATCGGAGGATGCTTCTTGCGATATTTCAGGCGTGTGAATCCGCGCTCGCGAAAGATATCCAGATCACTCTCGCCGCGAGCGTGCTGACGATGCCCGCCTGCTGGGTCTGGGTAAATCGTCACATTGTCCATGTAGCGCCAATAGCGCCGCTCCAGCTCATCACAGACCTCTGTTGTGTTTGATCCGTGCAGTACAATTTCGTCAATCGCCCACAGCTCTCCGCTTGGTTGCGGCTGGAAAATAACCGAACTCATGGGGTCGATGTTGAAGTCTTGCCCGACCCAAATGGGAAGAGACGGGTTGAATTCATATTCCCCAACGTGCGTTCGCCTGTTGAACGGGTAGTAGACACGCCCTGCCATTGTTTCGAATGAAGCTTCGAATTCCTGCCGGAATGACTTCTCGTCCATGTCCTTCCGCGCCTGCTCAATTTCTGACTTGGGGATAAACGGGGAAGAGATGGTGGGAAATTGCCAGCTTTCCCACTGCTTTGCCTTGATGTAATCCTCTTGCTGGCCCAGTGTATGCAGCTCATACAGATGATTGAACGACTTTGGCGTGCCGATAAACATCGCATGCCCGCCTGTCGATGCAAGCGTTGGGCGAATGACGGTCGTCCACACATCTGGCTTCATGTCCTGGAACTCATCCAGCACCACATAGTGCAGCCCGACTCCGCGAAGAGTGTTTCCAGACCAGCACACTTTCCCATTGCGTCGCACCATCAGAGTGCTGTTTTCGACACGACAGCTATAAACCTTTCCGCTGTAACCCTGCTCGGTGCTGATATAGCTACCCTTGCTGTTTCTGAAATAATTGAATTTTGTGGTGTGCAGAGAAATCGAATACAGGTCTGCTGTCGCCTTGACATCTCTTCCGTCAATATTGAAAGAGCTGCCTTTTTTGTGCTTGACCCTGTAAGTAGCGCTGAACCCGGCTTTGATTGCGATCTCTTGGAAATCGTCAATTAGCGGCTTGCTTACTGAGTAGTAAGCACGCTCCGCGCTATGCCCTGGCTTTCTGATGCGAGACGTCCCATCGCCCATGATCATCCAATCGATCAGAGTCTTCAGCTTTTCCTTCGGCAGATTTTTGTACTTTTCAGGAATCTGCTTGCTGTAAACGTTCCCAACGTTGCCCAGCTCTTCCCACAAGGCTTTGTTCAGAACATGCAGTCCAATATTCGACTCTCGATAGTTCAGACCAAGATTTTCCAATATCTTTTTGAATTTCTCGCGGACATCTCCCTTATTTCCGCCCTTTGCTCCGACAGATTGAGCGAACGTGACCTCGTAATTGCCCTTGCGCTTTGAAATATCTCCACCCATATTTCCATAGGCACACCCTTCTGACAGATACATTCCCATCAGAGCGCAATGGTCGTGAGTGATCTCTGGGCAGTCCACTCCATCCCAATCGGCCGATGCGGGAATCTTGTCGTTGAACGCAATATCATCAAGTTGCTTGAACTTCCGAATGCCTTTTCTGCTTTCGATCTGGAATTGGTGATCCGGCGTTACAAGAAGGTCCAGTTTGTTGCTGGAAATTCTGAACATCGGGCCATCCCAATGCTGATCGATGTATTCAATTGGCTGCTTATACTCAGCGCGATTGGTTTCCGCATTCAGTGTTAGCACTTTTTCGGTGCGATCCAAATCCCTGAAGAACTTCCATCCCCGATCTGTCAGGACTTCAGTTTGGTCGTCATAGCAATCGGGGTTATCAGCGCCCTTGCACTCAACGATGGTCTTGTTCTTGAGGCGGATCGTCATCCGCGTTTCGTTGACCTTCTTAACCCACTGCTTTGGTATGGCATCAAGCAGATCGTCCCACATAATCTGCTTTGCCATTTGATAGGTTGGCGCGACATACCAAATCTTGCGCTTGCTGACACCCGCCATCTTGATGATGACGGCGCGCGCAAGTGCCGTTTTTCCCCACCGACGACCCGCTGTTACTACCTTGAAGCGTGATCGCGAGTTGAATACGGTTCCCTGATCTGGATGCAGCGTCAGCAGGTCACCCATTCTCATCACCGTAAAAATCAATCACGTCCACTTCCCCATCCAACGCCGAGAGCGGATCAACATCCGCAGCGACGCCCGCCGACATTTCCTCTGCCTTTCGCTGTACCTCTTCAATCTCCTCGTCGGACATCGTGCGAATGGTCAGATCAGGAAGGTCATCATCCTGTGCATCTTCCTTATCCAGCCCGAGCAGCGTCCATCGCTGGCGCATGGTCATGTCCTGCACTTTGGCAGCACGCTCCAGAGCTTTCAGGGCGGGCTCTGCGAGCGCCAAATTCTTTTTCTTTGCTGCGTCCGCAACTTCTCTCATCGCGGCTGCAGAGAGCGCTCTGGCGTTCCTGTAGTGTTCGTTCTTGGTCTCCCTGATCCGGTCACCGAGCACTTTCGATTCGTCTGCGGATGCCTGCTGCACTGATTCGCGCACTTGCTTGGCGTGTTCTTCGGCTTTTTCGCTTTTGACGACGCCCATTGCTTTCATCTTGCGCGAGATCGTTTCCGGCGCGACGCCAAACTTTTCTGACAGATCGCGCAGAGTCATCTCGCCAATGCTCCACAGAGCGGCGATCTCTGCCCAGCGACGCTTGGTGAGTGGCTTGCGACTTTTGCGCTTGGCCTTCTCTTCCGCTATGGCAACATCGATGTCCTTGCTCATGACATCACCCTGCGGACAAAAAGATGGGGCGCAAAGGAACGCGCCCCAAAGACAGGAGAAAACACCAAAGTGTTTTGAAAGAGAGAACCAACCATATCAAATTACGCCTATAAACTCAATCACCCGTGACTTACCTTGTGAAACGGAAGTGTCACGTTTCTTCCGAGACGGGGAAGCTCTCCTTCCGCAGTCTTCTGTTTTTCTGTTTCCAAAACACGGGCACTTTTTCGTTTTCCGCCATTACTTATTACTTATTACTTAAATAAAATGGAGTTTAATAATAGAGGAAGCGGAAAAAGTGCCCGTGTTTTTGCCAAAACGCTGTAAGTTGTTGAATCTTGATGATAAATCAAAAAGTGCCCGTGTTTTTACCGCGCCAGAAAGCAGAGGCTGCGGTAGCCATGTTAGTGTTCACTAACTTTTGCCTCATCACCCTTAACACCATGCATATTCTTGCGAAGGCCAGCGGCCTGCAAATATGGCTCGATGGCAGGCTCCTGAATGGACACAAAGTGTTTTGCCAGATCAGTGGCTCGGAAGATGATCCTGCTACGCCCGCGTCGCCTCTCTTGTGGCATCTTTTCCAGCATCCCTCTTTTCATCATGCTGCGAACCGAAAACTGCAATGATGCCTTGCTGGTTTTCCATCCGTAGCGGCGCTCCAGCTCATCGATTACCTGATCAAGATCGATGTACTCCTCGCCCGGCTCGATTCCTCCATCTGCGATTACCTTCATCAGCATGGTTTGCTTCACTGAGAGCGTCATTCTTTAGCCTCCGATGTTTTCTTCACTTGCGCCCTGGCTGCCTACAAATTCAAACGCAGCGGTCATGCGGGTCACACTTTGCCCAGTCACCTTGCTTGTTTTTCCTGGCTTCGGTGCCATCCCGGGCAGTCGAGTCAGTATCCACTTCGGCGAGCGCAATCGGATGTGATTCATTGCCGGATGGCTTGACACCCCTGTAAAGCGCATGCCTTGATCGACATAGTGCTGTCCCACCGTTTCATTCAGGATGGTTCCAATGCCAATGCCCTGGTAGTCGGGCAATACGACAGTGCGGTGGGATTTCCACATGTTCTTCACGCTCGGGTGGGGGAATTTCAGCGCGGCACAGAATGCCGCAGGCTCTCCGTCCACCAGAGCAATGAAACAGTGCGCCGACTTGTTGATGTCTTCGGTCAGATAGTGATGTCCACGGAAAAGTCGCCACGC